GGCAATTGGCGCAAGATCGGCGGCTTTCACTACGGCCTAGTCGCTGCGGGCACGACGGTGGCAGGCGGCTCGTTCGCCACCACGGGCAACGGCAAGATATGGGTGCAGGGCGATGTAGATGACATCGCTGGTATCAACAAGTATTCCATCTGGGACTTAAAGTTCCGCCCAGCGGCATCCGACCCGCGCGGTATGGCTTTGGTGGGCGGGCAGGTATGGGTGGACATCTACCTGTGCTCAACCGATACCGCCACTAACGGCACCAGCAAATCAGGCACGAACATCGCGTCGCACACCGTCTTGCCGAAGATTCCGGCCGCGTTTGGCGGCAACGGCGTGACTACCTACCCATCGCTGAACTGGTGGGTGGCGAACGAGCTTGCAAGAGCTAATAAGAAGCGCCTGATGTGGGAGAGCGAGTTTGTAGAGGCCGCTTATGGCGTGACCGAAAATCAGTCCATCGACGCCACTGCCGCGACCTACCCGACCACGCAGCGCAATGCAGGCTACACCAGCAAGTACGGTATCGAGCAGGCATCAGGCCACCATTGGGTATGGGGTCAAGACTCCAATTTCTACCGCGAAGCGGCCAGCCCAGCAGGGTCATGGAAGCAAGTCAACGGCAATACAGGTGCAGCAGGTTCGCAGCGCGGCGAGACTTACACCTTCGGCACATACGGTCTGGCGCGGGTGCTGCTAGGCGGCGCGCGCGCGAACGGCGCGGTCTCCGGTTCGCGGGCTTCCAATTGGAGCGTCTGCCCGTGGGGCTCGGACTGGGTCATTGGGTTGCGTGCCGCCTGTGACCACTTGCAATCTGTATAGGGAGCGAAAGCGACCGTGGAGACTTTAAGTGATGAATTCGCCAGCCAGAGGCAGCTCGCCATCGTCGAGCGCTTCGAGGGCTTCATCAATTATATGTATCCGATTGTGCTCAACATCCGCCGCACACATCACGTGGCACGTGATCGATTCATTGGCGCGATGTTTGAGCAAGTAGGAATGTTTTCTCAGGCGGGCAAGTCTGGACAAGTCTCTAAGCTGTATCTGGCTGATGCAGGCTTATCCGATCTGAGATACATGGTGCGGTTTTTGGCGGACGGCAAGCGCAAGTTGATCAGTCGGCATCAGGCCGAGGTGGCAAGTATCCACCTCGCTGAAACCGGAAAGATGCTCGGCGCTTGGATTAAGGCCAGAGCCGCAAGGGGTGAACGTGGATAAAAGCGGCACGCGCACGAACGGCGCGAACTCCGGTTCGCGGGCTTCCAATTGGAACAACTACCCGTGGAACTCGAACTGGAACATTGGGTTGCGTGCCGCCTGTGACGATAAGTTTCACCCGCTTCGGATGGTTAAGGCCGCCGATGCAGATCATGCAGTTTTTATGGTCAGCCACGCCATCCCGCTTCGGCGAACACATTACGCGGTCAAGGGAACGTCGAGTAGGAAGCCTCGAAAGACGCACTTGCAACTGAACAACCATAGAGGGCAGCATGGGTAAGAAGCACAAGAACCTGATCGGCAAGATCGCTAGCATGCCGAACCTGTATCGCGCCTACGAGAAGGCAGCGAAGGGCAAGCGCTATAGCTGTGGCCATCTGCAATTCAAGCAGCATCTGGCGGCGAACCTGCGCGCACTCTCTGAGGCGCTGAAGAACGGAACCTATCGCCCATCTGAGCCGACGCTGTTTTTTGTGAACGAGCCAAAACGGCGAGAGATTTCGGCGCTGCCGTTCGGCGACCGCGTGGTGCAGCACGCCCTGTGTGCAGTCATCGAGCCGATATTTGACCGCACCTTCCTGCCCAACAGCTACGCCTGCCGCAAAGGGCGCGGAACGCACACCGCTGCCATCGAGGCGCAGGCCATTATGCGACGGGGATACACGCACTGGCTCAAGATGGACTTCTCCAAGTATTTCGCCAGCATCGATCGCGTGGTTCTGTATGGCGAGATCAAGCGCAAGGTGAGCTGCACGGCCACGCTGGAACTGATAACCACCTTTCTGCCCGAGACGGGGCGCGGCCTGCCCATCGGAAACCTCACCAGTCAGCTCTTCGCCAACGTCTACGGCCATGTGCTCGACCGCTATCTGACGCATACCCTGCGCATCAAGGCTTGGCTGCGCTACATGGACGACACGGTTGTTTTCGCTCACAGCCGCGAGGCGTTGGCCGTGTTGCAGCAAGGCTTGAAGTGGTTCTCCGATGTACAGCTCGGCCTGCGCTTCTCAAAGTGGAGCATCGGCAAGATCACGCAAGGGCTGGACTGGCTTGGCTATCGCATCTGGCCGACGCATAAGCTGCTGCGAAAACAATCGGTGGTTGCAGCCAAACGCAAGATATTCAAATTCCGAGCGCGCGGCGATGAGCTATCGCTTGGCCGCTTTATCGCATCCTGGCGCGGCCACGCCCAGTGGGCGGATTCATACAACCTTCTCAACAAAATAGGAGTCACAGCATGAGAGACGCATACCATCCGGACACACTTGAGCACATCCCAACCGACACCCCAGCGGACTGGATGCTGAGGGCGGGATTCGCCGTGCCAGAATACAACCCCACTATAGAGGGGTGCTTTTGGAAAGACGGAGCATGGGTCGTTGTGACGCCCGCTGAACAGCCTCCACAGGAGGATGCTCGCACCTCCGCTATCAATAAAACCTACGCCGATGTGGACGCCATCTATGCCGCCGCCATCGGCGGCCGCGCACCGGAATACGAGCAGGCCGAACAAGCCGCCCTGGCATTTCAGGCGGCGGGCTACACCGGCACGGCATCGCCCTATGTGGCGGACTACGCGGCCACCGCAGGCATCACCGACCAGCAATCCGCCGACCTCATCATCGCCCGCGCGAATGGCCTGCGTGCGGCGGTGCTGGCGATGCGCTCCACCCGCTTTACCGCGCAATCAACCATGCGTGCTGCAACCACGCAAGCCGAGCTGGATGCGGCGGTGGCCGCGTGGCGCGTATTCATCGCCCAGGTGCGCACCTCGCTGGGGCTGTAATGGTCCAGCTCGCCCTCTACAAAGGCCGCGGGAAGCTGGGCAACCGCATCACGCGCTGGTGGACGGGCTCGATCTATTCGCATTGCGAGCTGGTGGTATGCGGCGTGTGCCTCTCGGCGAGCCTGATGGATAGCGGCGTGCGCGCCAAGCAGATCGACCTGACCAACGGCAATTGGGATGTGATCGATCTGCTCTGGGCAGATGTCGCGCAGGTGCTGGCATTCTTCGAGCAGACTAAAGGCCGCGCATACGACTGGCTCGGCCTGTTTCGCGGCCAGCTCTTCAACCGAGGCGGGCGAAACGGTAGCAAGTATTTCTGCTCCGAATGGTGCGCCGAAGCGATAGGCATCCCAGCAGCAGAGATGTACAGCCCGGCGCGGTTGGGTGAGTTGTGTAGATTTTTATCAAAAGGGGAATAACAGTGGCCGACCCACACATCACCTCCGGCGTCGTCATCGGCCTCATGTGCGCAGGTTACAGCTCGCCATTCGCGGCGTTGTGCCGAGAAAAAACATTGGGTGGATGTTGATGTCCGTGCGCGAAATGAAGCGCAGGGCGAGCGATACGGAGGGGCCGTGCCCGGATGCCTCAGCAGCTGCTGACCACGCGGTGAAGAAGGCGTTCGCCCTCCTCGGCGTTGACATCGACAAGCCGGAGAGTGTGGAAGAGTTCCGCGAAGATCTGCGCTTCGGCAAGCGTCTTCGCAAAGCCGCAGACCACGGCGTGCTGGTTTTCATCGCAATCGTCACCACCGCCTTCGCTGCCGCACTTTGGGCGGGCGTCGTGGCGAAAATCAAAGGAGGTTGACCATGACTATGATGCTTTCAGAACACTTCTCACGGGACGAACTGTGCCAGTCCGACACCGCCACCCGGCTGGGTATCGACAACACTCCGCCGCCAGAGGTCATCAACAACCTGCGCCGGCTGGCCGAAGACGTGCTGGAACCGATGCGCACCAGCCTGCGCGAAGAGGCGGGTAGGCCGGTGTATATCGTCATCAACTCCGGCTATCGCTGCGAAGCATTGGAGCGCGTGCTGTGCAAAAAAGATTTCATCGCCTGGTGTGCGCGCCACGGCGTGATGGCGGACGAGGCGGGGTGGGCGGCCTACTACAAGCGCAAAGGCCACCCGCGCGGCGATGTGGCAGACATCACCGCCCGCGCATTCGGCACGCCGCTGCAGATCGTCCGCCACGTCTCGCATCAGCCGCACCTAATGCGCAGCATCGACCAGATCATCATGGAAGGCACCTGGGTACACGTCGGCACCGCCAACCACCCGCGCGGCCAAGTGATGACCGCAACATTTGATTCCGCTGGCGTGCCCAGCTACAGCAGCGGGGTGGCATGATGGACGACGCCCAACACACCACCAGCATCCTCTCCTTCGCGGCCGCCTTCATCTTCCTCACCCTCGGCGCCTACGTGCACTACCGCAAGGTGTGCAAGACCGGACGGCATCGCGGCTCGCTCAAAGACTACCTGCTGGCCGAAAGCCCCGACCGCAGCGGCGTCGTCCTGCTGCTGCTCCTGCTGGCCAGCTGGCAGGCGGTCAGCTCCGGCGCGGCAGACAACATCAACCCCGAGCTGGTCTGGGCGCTGCTCAAAGCAGGCCATCTCCACGACCCCACCATCAACACCCTCATCGCGCTGGTCGGCATCGGCTACACCTTCGACAGCACACTCAACAAAGGCGGGGGTGAATGATGGTCGTCCTCGATGCCCTGAACGCCGCCCAGCGCACGCTGTTCCACGTCGTGCTTCTCCTGGCGCTGATCCTCGCCAGTGTCGCGCTCGGCTCATGGCTGGCCCACAAAGACCCAGAACCGTCCGGCGAGTGGACAAAGCCAAAGCAAGACAGCCGCATCGCCGATACCGGAACCGAAACTATCAAGCCGCAAGACTGCGCCGTCGTCGTCGCCAAGCCCGGCGCAAAGAAGAAGCTCGACCTGCCGCCAGAGATCCAAGCCGACCCCAAGAAGCACGTCACAACTGCCGTCATCATTCCATCGAACGAGCGACCGCAATCCGTCGTCAGCATCTTCAATGAGTCCACCGGCACCACCGACATGCTAACTCAGCGTCTGGCCTACCCGTGGCTTGCGATCGAGCAGCGCGGCCAGCTCTGGCTCGGCTACGGCCTCACCCCCGGCGGCGATAGGGTAGGCCGCATCCTGATCCGTGAAGACCTGCTGCAGATCAAAGCCATGCACCTCGGCATGAATGCCTCGATCGACACCGACGGCGCGTGGTTCGCTGGGGTAGGGGTGGCTTATCGGTGGTAAGTCTTCAGCACGAACAGTTCCCAAAAGGCCGGATGCATCCGCCTGTCTCCAGCCTCCCATTGTTGCCATGTCCGGCAAGTCGTATGGACGATTTGTGCAGCCGCAGTCTGAGAAAGCCCTAGCGTCTCACGCACTTCACGGACCTCGGCCGGCGATGGGTTGTGTTCGGTCGTTGTCATTGCGCGAGCACCGCTCGGATGTCGTTCTCGAACTGAGTGCGGCCTGCTGCCCCGGAAGCTGGCGCGTCGTGCGCAAGCGAGTATCTTTGATGTGGCATCTTGATCTCTGAATAGGAACGGGGCTCAAGAGTAATCACCTCTTCAACAAATTCCATCTTCCCGTTTTCGTCCCGACCAACATCCCTCTTGCTGACGCCCTGCCATCCTGCAGGGCGCTCAGGAATGTAAACGACCGTCCCTTTTCCTGTCTGGGTGACTTTCAGCCCAGTCTTCACGCCGTCGATCTCGATCGAGTTATCCGTGTAGATTCTCATGCTCATGATGGCTCCTTATTTGGTCAAGGTTAAAACTGCATCGAATGTTTTCACGCGCGAGCCGCATGCATCGAAGATGGCTTCCTCGGCTGCATTGACCAGATCAGCACGCTTCGTGTAAACGCCCTCCGGCACTTGTGCGCGGATGTCGTACTCGAAGCCGAAAGAATCGGCAGGCTGTGCAACAACAAAAACTTTGGAAGATTTTTGGCCAAGCAGGCCGGTGATATAGATGCGGACTTCGCCGGTTGTCGGATGTGTCCAGGACTTGAAAGTTGCCATGATATTTGCTCCTTTTGGAACGCCTAGAACCGCTAGGACTCGGTGACTACGGTTCTTACTATACGCGCATTGCGCGTATAGTCAACAACTTTTTGTTGTGAGGTGATACAATCCGCACGGGCCTAGCCCACGGGAGTCAACTCCAAACTATGCCACCTTCGGGTGGCATAGTTTTATCGGCAGTTTCAGTCCGTCCACTGTGCCAATTTTTGCGCGGCGGCTACGTGACTTTGCTGTGTTTTGAGGCGTCTTTTCGGCACATTATAAATTTGCATCTATCTGTATTCACGCTGCTTTCTTCTTGCGCTGTAGGATTGTGATTCCAGTTGTCGTGGGTTCGAGCCCCATCAGCCACCCCAGTTTCCCGCCGTCTTGGCGATAGTCCTCGCTAACTTCCTCGGCGCTGTGCCTAGAATTGCACCCACGGGCCTGCGCGGCGCTGGTGATGTTCTCGGCGTAGTTGGCCACGTAGCCGGGTGCGAGGTGGGCGTATTTCATCACCATGTCCAGGCTGGCCCAGCCGCCCAGTTCCTTCAGTACCGTCAGCGGCGTCCCGCTCATTACGTGCCAGCTTGCCCAGGTGTGGCGTAGGCCGTGGAAGGTAAATGCCGGATCGATGCCGGCGGCTGTAGCGGCGGTGTACCACGCCTTGGTGGTGGTGCGCTCGATCTTCTTCCCTCGGAACGTAAAAACATAGCGGGCATCGGCGATGGTGATCTTCTTGAGTTTCTTTTTTTGCTCGGATCGTTCCTTTAGCACCGCGATCGCGTCTGTGTTGAGCGGGACGGGTATCGCTTTGCCTGCCTTGGCCTCGTCTGGCCAGATCCATGCGATCTTGCGCTCGATGTCGATGTTCTCCCACATCAGGCCGGTGACGTTGGCGCGGCGCAGGCCGGTGCACAGCGCGAGTCTGGTCATGGCGGACAGGTGATCAGGCAGGGCGGCGGTGAAGCGGTCGGCCTGTGCGCGGGTGATCCACAGGAAGCGGTCGTTGTTCTCCGGCAGGTAGGGTATCTTCGGCACGCCAGCCAGCAGCCCCTTGGCGTGCGCGTAGTTGAGCACGGCGGAGACGATGGCGAGGAAGCGGTTGGCGGTGGAGGCGGCGCGCGTCTGCATCAATTCCTTGCGGATGGCGAGCAGTGCGTCGGTGGTGATGTGGGTGATCGGCTTGTCGGCCAGTCTCTCGTTGAGCCATATCAAGCGGACGCGGTCGGTCTCGTAGCTGGCCTTGTGGATGGCGTGTTCTTCGACCCACTGCAGGGCGGCTTCTTCCCAGCTGGCTATGCGGACGTCGCCAAGTTTTTGTTCTCGCCAAATTTCAGCACGACGGCGGTCGTGGTATTCCTGCGCGGCTTGGTGGTCGGCTGTGCCAGTAGTTTCTCTAATCTCTGTTTTGCGGATCGTCCATTTGCACCAATAGATCCTGCCACGCTTGTAGAGCGACATTCTGCTTCTCCCCGAGTCTTATCACGGTATTGTGCGCGTAGCCATTCGGCCAGGTCAACGTCAAGGAAGACCCAACATTTACCCGGCTTGGCCCCCGGCACCTCTCCGGCGCGCGCCTTCGCCTCCAGCGTGTGCGGGTGCAGGCGCAGGAATTGGGCGGCTTCGTTGAGGTCTAGGGTGCGCATGGTTATGCTTTACGCCTCAGGATGATCTTCACAAGCTTCGGGTGCGACCACATGGCGGCGATGATGCCGACGGGGCCGCCGTTGAGGGTGGCGAAGATCTCGGACCAGCTCATGTGCGGCACGGTGTGCCAGATGAACAGGTTGAGCGCGCCGATGGCGTAGCTGGTGATGATGGCGAGCACGTAGTGATTGCCCTGCACGTTGAGCTGCTGCAGGCCGAGGGCGAACACGACGAGGGCGCTGGAGCAGAAGAGAGTGAGTTCGGTCATTACTTGCACTTGTGGATCGTCTTGCCGGGCAGGCGGGTGATGCCTGGCCTATCCTCTGTTGCCCCCGGAATAAATCCGCTGCCTTCGATGCCCGCGCCGCGCATGGCATCCACCTCTACCTTGGCGCTGTTGATGATGACTTGTCCGATGTCGCTCACTGCCTTGGCATTTTCGATGTTGATGGTTCCGTCTTTTAGCTTGCGCATGGTTTCAAAAAGAATGGCTCGCAAGTCGACAATGTTGTTGCTTTCGTTACTCATGGGATTGCTCCTTTTTGTTGATCTGTCTGGTGAGCGCGCCGCGTAGCTGGATGACCTGGGCGATCTCTTTTGGGTAGTTGTGGTAGGTGTTGCGCCGCATGTTTTCTGATCGGGTGATGCATTCGATCTTGTCGAGAGTGATCTCTTCGAGTTTGTTGGTGCGCATGCCTGGCTTGAAGGCGACGATGTGCCCATCTGGAACAGGGCCGTTGGCATCGATCCACATTTGCCGGTGGACGGCGACCCAGCGCAGTGCGGGCATGATGTTAGGGTCGTCGTTCATCTTGCGTTGCAGGGTGCCGTCGTCGTTGATGCGTAGAGTTCCGATGGGGACGTAGTTGTGCTGGGCCGCGCCGCGCATCTCGCCTTTTTTGAATCGCGTGTCGGCAGATCGTCCGCCAGCGACATAGTGCTTGCCCTTGTTCCATGTCTGGTGCCCTTTCTGGAAGCGCGAGCCGACACCTTGGCGGCCGTTCGTTCGTCCAGATGCTGGTGATGCCAGGAATTCTTTAGTCTTTTTCAGGCCGAGCCATGAGGCTTTGGCATAGACCTTGGCGAGCGGAATGCCGATGTCGCGCGCGATGTCGGCTGTGCGCTCGTGCGGGTAGCGATTGCGCAGGGCACGGTCTTGCTCTTCTGTCCACTTGATGCGCGGGGCATGGATGTGACGGCTTTTTGTCATGCTGCTTTCCTTTCTTCTGTTCTTACCTGAGCGAGTTCGGTCATGGCATCAGCCTTTCGCTACCCACAACCTTGTGCGCGTTTTTGTTTTTATCTCAACGACCCGGTTTTTTTCCAGCAGGGAAATAAGCTGGCTGTACACGGTGTTGTATGGCGTGCTGGCGATCTCTGCCGGGTCGTGCGCGCTGATCGGTTCTTTGAGGTGCGGTAATAATTTCATCGCGCTGTTTATTTTTTTCGGGCGCGGAGCATTCTGGTTATTAGACTTATACCTGGGTGGTATCCAGATCCAGTCACTCAATGGCGTCACTTTCTGGTTGAGCATTTCGGCGAGTGTCATAGCGTTCGCGCCGCTTTTTCGCGCGCCTCTTTGGTGGAGCATCCAAGCGACCGGTAGAATGCGCACAAGTCGCGCTCGCGGCGTTTTTGTCCGATCCAGCGACACAACCGAAGAATCCATCCCGGATTGCGGCGGCGCGGGACAAGTAGTTTTTTGTTCATGCTTTATCTCCTAGTCAACAATTTTTCGCCAGCACGTCCAGCGCTTTCCGTACCCATGATCCAACCCCCATTCCAACAAAAATATTTGTTGTTGCGGATTAAGCCATTCAGGTCGCCATCGCTTCGGCCATACCCCGTCTTTTTTTGCTAGTTCCGAAAATTCGTAGAACGTTTCTTTGCGAAACTGCGCGATGCCCATTGATAAGCCGTCGTCACCCACGGCGTCGTGCCGCCAACCTGATTCGCAGGCGATCACTCGCAGCATGGTGCGGGCATCTGCGGCCCACCCGGAGAGCGGGGCGATGATTGCCGCCATTAAAATAACGGCCCGCACTTCACGCCATCCCTTTTGGTTTACAGATGACCGCGAGCGGCGCGCTGGCATCTGGCAGCATTCGGATGCCGATCAGCGTGGCCTGCATGGCGCTGGCGGCGATGACGTTGCGCACGGTGCGTGTGCGGCCGTGGATGAGGGTGATCAAATAGTGGTTCATGCCGCCTCCATTCGATTGTGAACTTGCTGCATCCGAGAGTCGGTCACCATGTTGTGGTTTCGATTCGCCAAAACTTGCAGGCAAAGCGATTTATAAATAAGCGGGTTGGTGAGCGCGGTGGTGAGTGTTACACCCACATAACGCAGGCGCGCGCTCCGATACGCCCACGCAAGTTCGTCTGCCGTGATGTCATTTGGTGTTTGCATCCATCCCTCCGGCGATGTAGGCCAACTTGAGTGCGGCTGGATACCCGTCCATGTTTGCCGGCGCCCGTCCCAGCTCTCCGTCGCGCCATCCGCGCCTATAAAAGTCCGCCTGGTCTGCGACGCAGAACGCAGCCGGAACTTTGATTTTGTCGAGATCGGTCATCCCATCACCCCCATTTGTTGGCCCCGGTGCATCCCGGCTCGCGGGTTTTGCTTTGGGGGCGAGTTGGTTAAGCATAGAACCGCTAAACATACAATGTCAAGCAAAACTAAACCTGCAACATAATAAAAAGCCGCAGGGGTTTCCTGCGGCTTAATTTAGAGGTGTGTGATGCTGAAAGAGCTTAAGAATTATCTTGGGCGGGATATGGCTGGTTTGTGTGAGTGGGTCGGCAGTCAGTTGGTCAATTATTCTTTAACGCGCATCATGTCGCGCATCGACTTGGTGCAGTATTTATTCCGGCCGCATCGCATCTGGTGAGTGATTGATATTGGCTGCTGCGTCTCCAGACGGCGCAGCCAATGAGGATGGCGCCGGTTTCATTGTTACTTTTGCCTTGGATTTTTCGGCTGATTTTAGTGATTTTTTCAGGAAGTCCTGCGCCTGTTTGGCCTCGTCTCCGTCAACTGTTTCGCGTTTCAGTACGTCGTTTTGCAAGATGCGCACCAGTTGGTCGTTCTCGATCTTGATGTTGCCGCTGACCTTGCGCAGCTCCCTGCGCAGGGATTGCAGCATCGGTTCGCTGGTGAGTAGGGCGGCAATGGAGAATTTGCTGGTGGCTTGTTGCTGCTGGAAGAAGGCGGTCATAGATGATTGTGTGAACCCCTCGCGGCTGAGGTTGCCGAAGCATTCAATGAATTGCGGATTCTTTGCGCTGGCTTGGAGTAGGTCGATTTCGAAAATTAGTGATTTATCGATGGGTTGGCGGAAGTGGATTTTGTATACCTGCCACACCGCGCCATTGGTGAGCACGATCCACTCGATGCCATGGTTCGCCCCGTAGTCGATGGCTTGTTTGACGTGGTTATCTTTTAGCGTTTGCCCGATAGCTTTGGCCTCCAGCAGGAAGCGCACATCGCTACCAACTTTAACAGCCAGATCAACATAGGTTCCGCGAATAGCGAATTCAGTTGTGATCTCGATGTATTTCTTATAACCAAGCAGATCGGCCAACATATCGCCAATAATGACCACGGTATCCGATTCGCTGACATCACGGTCCTTTGCGTCTGAAAGGATGGACTGATACTTCCTGAGCTGCTGAGCCAAGCGGTCGGAGACCTTCTTTGATATTGCCATGTTTCTCCCCTGTGAAATCAAAGCTGAGTTGGATTTGGATTTTAAGGATGTTATTGCTTACCGTTTGTTCCTTCTTCTGGTTCAGCAAGCGAATTCCCTGCCCGATACCAGGCTTGCCTCTCTTTCACGCCAAGGCGTCTGGAGATTTCATCGGCGATGGATGTTTTCCCTGTGTATATCCAGTCGATAGAAAAATCCAGCGTCTTTTGCAATAACAACAACCTGTCTGCTGGTGGGGTGACAAGATTGGTCTCCCATTGAGAGACCATTCCTTTCGACACGCCACACAACTCCCCAAACTTTTCACCGGAGAGATTGTTGTGTTCCCTTAGTTCCTTTAAGCGTGCGCCGATAGTCATTCTCGAATTGTATAGCCGTTCTAAATCAATATGGTTTAGTGACGCTTGACATTGTGTGTTTAGTAGTATTAAACTGCGCTCCATCATGACTATCTCCATAAAAGAAATTGCAGCAAAGGTTGGCGGGGTTGTTTCCTTGTCAACTCAGCTTGGCCTATCACGCGGCGCAGTGTCGCAATGGGAAAAGGTGCCTTTGGATCGTGTTGCTGCAGTGTCAAAGCTCACTGGTATTCCTAGAGAGGATTTGCGCCCAGACATATTTGGCGACTACCCGGAAGAAGAACGAACAAAGGAGGCCGCATGATGCGCGCCTCGATACAGCCTTCCTCCTCCCTGAGCGAAGTCCGCGCGAAAGCGCGGTTGGTGCCATCCGGCCTTGCGGTCGGGTGGCATTTTTTTCTGGTGAGTGTGTTCATAGTTTCACTGTAGGTCTGTAGCTGGTTTCGTTCAATGATTGTCAGGGGGGATTTCAAATAATGGATCAATTGGATATTGCAGTGCATCAGACGGCGCATGATGCGCCGGGCGGATTGCCGGCGCTGGCTCGGCGCATCGGTGTTCGTGAGCAGGTGTTGCGCAATAAAGTGTGCCCGACTACGGAATCGTTCCACCTCAATCTACGCGAGGCGTTGGCGATGATGGATGCGACCGACGATGATCGCATCCTGGCTGTGTTGGCAGAGATGCGCGGCTATATGCTGGAGCGAAAGCAATTGCCGGATGCGGAGAGCATTGTGGCGGCTGTGTTGTCAGCTGATGCAGAGCATGGCGATGTGTCGCGTGAGATTCAGGCGGCGCTGGCAGACGGCAAGATCACCGAGACCGAGCGCGCCGCGATCGCAAAGCAGATACACGATGCGCACCAGGCGCTTGACCGGTTGAACTCTACCGTGCAGCACACACCCCATCGCGCCCACAAAGAAATCCAGTGATGTTCAACCTCCTCTGCGAACATGTAGCGCAGCAGCCAGCGCGCCCAGCGCGTAGCCATAACTCAAGCATTGGCCGCATGGTTGCCCCCATTTCAATCCCCATCCCCCTGCGAAACAAGAAGCGGCTCGGTGGCACACACAGTTGCGCGCCCGTTGCAACAGTTGCAACGGGCCCTTGTGCACCAGGTAAAAGGTACTCCCTGGCCTCATCCCTTGCGGGTAATCCGCAC